CTATACGGTAGTTCTAATGCGATTTGGGCGGCAAATCAGTACGCTAACAAATCGTTGGCGGTAAACAGGGGACGGGCATGAGTTTCCAAACCATCTTTAACATTCAGCAATCCATGACGGTAAACAATCGCCGTATGGTTGGGCAACAAGTTGCGCGTTCGGGCTATATCACCGTTGCGCAATACTTAACCGCCGTGCCTTGGGTGTTTACCATTCAACCCCATGCGTACCTTTACTATCCGCAAGTTCGGGATGTAATCCAAACAATCGATAACCTTGATAGGCAATTGCCCGAAACAATTACTTTCAATACATCGAACCTTTCTTGGTTTACCGAAATGCGCGGCACGGCTACAGCGGCTACGCTAAACGGTACGCCTACGCCAAACACACAAACACTTGCCTTAACTTCTAACGGTACATTCAAGGCGGGTGACTTTATTATGATTGGCGGCTACACCTACAAAGTGACTGCCGATAGCGCGGGTTCATCAGTAAGCATTAACCGCCCGTTGATTGGTACGCCATCATCAGGCGCAACGGTTTCTATCGGCAATGCTTGCACATTTACAGTAGTTGCGGAATCATGCCCAACATATACACTTAACCCTATGACCGATGGCGCATTTGTGCAATGGGATTCGCCGTTTGTTTTTAGAGAATACATCGTATGACAACAATTAACGCGGTAACTGGTTATCAAATTAACCATGCGGAATTTGTAAAACTAACCGTTGGTAATGCGGGAACGGTTTACACATTTTGCAACGCCGCCGCACCTATCACGGTTGGCGGTATCACTTTTACAAATCTTGGTGCATTGCTTAATGTTGGTGATGTTCAACGCGACATTAAAGCCACATCAGACGATATGACAATTGCTTTAACAGGCATTGATTCATCAAACATTGCATTGATTCTTAGTAGCGACATTAAAGGTTCGTTGGTAGAAGTATGGCGCGGGTTCTTTGATTCAAACAACCAAATCATTACTACACCTACAACGCAATTTTTTAAACGCTACCAAGGCATCATTAACAGCGTTTCAATTACTGAAGATTTCAATTCTGAATTGCGCACACGCATTGCAACTTGTTCTATTTCTTGTTCATCGATGCGCCGCATTTTGGAAAACAGATTGTCGGGCGTGAAAACTAATCAAAACAATTGGCAATTTATTTATGCGGGCGATACATCAATGAACCGCGTAAGTGAAATTTCCAATACATTCTTTGACTTTGGTTCACCGCCAAAAACACAAACACAAGCAAGCGAAACTACAGTAACAATGGAAAATTCAGCGGGTGGCGATGCACCATGATAAGACAGGCGACAAGATACGACATACCTAGACTGTTAGAAATCGTGGAGGCTTACGCCTATGAAAACCCAATTAAAAAACTTGGTGAACCGTGTAATCACTTTCCCCGTTATGTTGAAGAACTATTGTTTAGCATCATTCAAGGGCGTGGGTTTATCTTTGTGGATTCGCATTTGCGCGGCGCGATTGTGGCTTACAAAACTTCTAACATTTGGTCGCCAAAAGTAAAAGAGTTAAACGAACTAATGTGGTGGGTTGAACCCGAACATCGCAATGGAACGGTTGGAGGTAGGCTTTGGAAAGCGTTTGATGAACGCGCAACTGCAATGCTAAAGATGGGTGAAGTAGATATTGTTTGCACTTCAATTTCTGCAAACGGCCCATTGATTGATTACACGCGCCGCGGGTATAAAGCCCTTGGTGCAACTTTCGTTAGGGAATGATATGGTTAGTACACTTATCGGCGCGGCGGCAAATTATCTAGCCACAACTTTTAGCATTGGTTTAACCGCGGCAACCTTTGCCGTTAACTTTGCGCTTTCCTATGTTGTTACGCGAGTGTTTGCGGATAACCCCGAACAACAACAAGACATGGGCGTAAGGCAACAAGTACCGCCAAGCGGTGTTAACGCCATTCCTATTGTGTACGGCAATGCGTACATGGGCGGCACATTCGTTGATGCGGTTCTGACAACCGACCAAAAGACAATGTACTATGTTTTGGCTATTTCAAGCATTAGCCCAAATGGTCAATTTACTTTTGACACCGCCGATATGTACTACGGCGATAGAAAAATTACTTTTGATGGTACAGATTTAACCAAAGTTGTTAGCCTGACCGATGAAGCGGGTAATGTAGATACAAAGATTAGTGGCAACCTTTACATCAATCTTTATACATCTACCGTGGGTGGCACAATCACATCCGCAAACGGCGCATCAGCACCTAGCACCGTAATGGGCGGTTCTGACATTGCAAGCGCACAGCGTTGGACAGGCACACGCCAAATGAATGGTTTGGGCTTTGCTATTGTCAAACTTGTTTACAACCGCGATGCCGATACAACCCAACTGCAACCAATTACATTTAAGGTAGCCCATACACTTAACGGAACGGGCGTAGCCAAAGCGGGCGATGTTTGGTATGACTACATTACTAATACAGTTTATGGCGGTGCAGTAGATGCGGCGTTTGTAAATAGTTCAAGCGCAACAGCGTTAAACACTTATGGCGACCAAAACATAACATTTACAAACAGTAGCGGCGTACCATCTACGCAACCGCGTTACCGTATCAATGGCGTGTTAGATGCAGGGCAATCGGTTCTTTCTAATATTGACCGCATCATGTCATCGTGCGATTCATGGATGACATATAACGCGGCATTGGGTCAATGGTCGGTAGTAGTAAACAAAGCCGAATCCGCATCGTATGCGTTTGATGATGACAACATCATTGGCGAAATTCGCGTTAGTGCAACTGACATTACAAGTTCAATTAACCAAGTTGAAGCGCGATTCCCGTTTAAAGAAAACCGCGACCAAGCCGCGTTTATTAACATTGAAACACCTAGCGGTTTACTGTATCCCAACGAACCCGTTAATAAGTATTCAATTACTTATGACTTAGTTAACGATTCGGTGCAAGCGCATTACCTTGCCAATCGTTTATTGGAACAAGCACGCGAAGATTTGATTGTAGGTTTCAGCACAACCTATTACGGCATCCAAGTTGATGCGGGCGATGTTGTTAGCGTCACCAATTCTGATTACGGTTGGAACGCAAAACTTTTCCGCGTAATGAAAGTTAACGAAGCGTCATTGCCTGATGGTTCATTGGGTGCTAAGTTAGATTTAACTGAATACAACGCGCAAGTTTATGATGACCAAGACATAACGCAATTTACGCCCGTGCCAAATAGTAACTTGGCATCGCCCGTTTACTTTTCAGCATTAACAGCACCTACGGTTACAGCATCACGCCCATCGGATGCCGTGCCTAGTTTTGATGTGCAAGTATCAATCCCTGCAACGGGTCGCGTTACTTTTGGTACTTTGTTTTATACATCTACGCCCGCTGATTCTTTGTCGTGGAAAGTTCTTAATACTGCGGTTTCGCCTAACAATGTACCCGTAGCAAATGGCACTACTTACACATTTGCCAATCAAGTATTGCCCGCGGGAACTTTTTACTTTACTTACACGGTAGGTAATGAAATTGCTACATCGCAGAAAAGTTCAAATAGTTCTGCATTTGTTTGGTCGCCAACAGGCGCAACTGGCCCTGCGGGTGAAAATGGTTTAACGGCTTTAACGGCTTATAAAGTTCAAAGCCAATCAAGCGCAACGCCAACATTTACAACGCCTACAACGGGCGCTACAGCCCCTAGCGGATGGTCATTAACTGCGCCCGCTGTTTCCGTTGGTCAAGTAATGTGGTACATCATGGGCCGCTATAACAGCAACGCAGTTACGGTAGATGGCGTAGCGGCGGGAACAACGGAATGGACAGGGCCAGTAGCGGCAAGCATATTTCAAGACATTCGTTCGGATAACTGGAACGGTTCAAGCCCTCCAACGCTAGACCCAAATACACCATCAACATGGGGAACTTTGGGTTATTACATTCAGCAATCAACAGGCTATATGTATTTGAATAGCGTGTTTGGTCGCGGTATTGCTAAGTTTGATGGAAACTTTGTATCAAGCACATACACCACCGCAATGGAAGCGAATAAATCTTTAAATTCTGCTTCAGGTTTAACTGCTTATTCTCAAACTAACCTTGGTGTTGGCGGTGCGGTTCGCGCATATAACCAAAGTACAAGTGGTGGTGGTAATGCGATTTTTGCGCAACATACGGCATCAAGCGGCGGTGTTGCTATTTATGGTTCTAATAGTGGCGCATCAGGTCGCGGCATTTTAGGCGCGGGGCAAATTGGTGTTGAAGGTGTAGGCAACATTGGTATTTCAGGCGTTGCACCTTATTCAAGCGGCACAATTGCGGGTCAATTTAGCAATCAATACCCAAGCGGTATTGCTATCGATATTCCTTATGGAACTATTCGTTATGGTGCAACCGTTATTGATGTGCCGCCTACATCAAGCGCGACAAGTTATTTCTTGCGCGGTGATGGTACTTGGCAACTAATTGGTTCAATTGGTGGCGGTACTGTTACATCGGTTAGTGGTACTGGTTCTGTTTCAGGACTAACATTAAGTGGAACTGTTACAACAGCGGGAAGCCTAACCCTTGGTGGTTCTTTATCTGTTACGCAAGCAAACTTAATTGCATCCGCACCATCAGCGCTTTATTATTTGAGTGGTAGCGGTTGGACTTCTACAAGCCCCGTTATGAGTTTGGCGGGAACTAATAGCGGCACGGCTACAGTTTCTAGCAACACATTAAATATTCTTGGTTCAACATCCACAGGAATTGTTGGCGCTTATGTTGGAACTACAGGTTCGGGAAACACCGTTACTTTAGATGTTCGCACAACAAGCCCATCAGATATTCGCTTAAAAGAAGAAGTAGCAGACAGCGATTTAGGTTTGGCTTTTGTTAAACAATTGCGCCCCGTATCGTACAAACTTATTGCCGACCCCAAGCACCAAAAAGGTTACGGCTTTATTGCTGATGAAGTAGAAGAAATTATCCCAACTGGTTCATCATTAGTTTATGAAGAACCCGATTGGAAAGTTGGCGATGAAGTTGGTTTTAAAACTATTCATTACCCATCGTACATTGCGGTTTTAACTAAAGCAATCCAAGAACTTTCTGCGCAAGTGGAAGAATTAAAACAACAGGTAGGTAAAGTATGAGCATCGAATGGCGCGTTCTTTCAATGAAATGTTTTTCAAACCTAGATGGTTTGACGGATGTAGTTTATGAAATCAATTGGCTTTGCTATGCAACCGTTGATACTTTTGATGGCGCAACACAAGGTTTTGTAATTGTTCAATACAACCCCGATGCGCCCTATACGCCATTTAACGAATTGACACAAGACCAAGTTTTAGTTTGGGTTAAAAATGCAATGGGTGAAGTTGCAGTTACACAAGCCGAAGAACAAGCAATGGCTTTTGCAAATGAAAAGGCAAATCCAAAAACGGTAACGCCGCCCTTGCCTTGGAATTAAAAAAAGATAAAATAACTAAAAGACAAGACACCATCAGCCCGCAAGATTAGCGGAAGTTCTAACTAAGTTTAGGGAACGGCAAAATGGCCATCTTTAATAAGAATACCCTTGCGCAAGTAAGCGGGTTTGATAACCCCATTCTTGCGGG